AGTTCTCCAATCTTCGTGAAGCCTACGGCTGCACGTCCAAAATCACCAATATGTTTTACTAGTTTTGTATAATTTTGATCCTTAGAGGTTAATACAGAAACTAGTGATAATATTACTGATCCTACGATGTGAACAAGGGAATTTCCGGTAAAATAGGCAAAGTCTATTTGCGCGGAAAATCCAATAGTTTCCATCACTCGAGGAGCAAGAGAGGCAAGAGACTCATAAATGAGTCTCGCCCATCTTGCAATATCTACTTTTAGTAGACGAGCAATGGTCATCATCTGTAGGGAAACAGCGGTCTTATCAAAACTATGTAGTGATTTAAAGAGTGTCACACAAGCGAGAGCTAATAAGTACGGGTCAAAGTCGGCTGGTAAAGAAAATTTATTGATAAAGCTATCAATATAATTCTTTATAGTCGTCATAAGATCCGTAGCGGAATTAGCTGCGCTTGCTGTTGCATCAAGGGCACCATTAATTTTGCCTGGCAAATTGTAGATAGATTCTCCAATTTGTGCTTCAAAGTGTCTAGAAAATTCACGTTTCTTCTTTTTCAAGAGTGTTCGTTGTTTTTCTAGGGCACGATAGATAGCTGCTGTTTTGGCGCGTTCTTCTTCAAGAGCGCGTCTATCAGCAGCTATCTTGCGGCGATTGTTTCGTGCGAAAGCATTTTGGAAAGAAATGCAATCACACTTACAATATCCACGACAGCGGCAAATGGTACAAGCTACGGTACTAACAAGAACTTGTGGTTCTTGAAAGCATCGCTTATTGCAACAAAAGGGTCTCGTAATTCCAGTATCAATCTGGGCTACGAGCGAAGGTTTAGTATCTTTTGCAAAGATTTCTAAGGCACGTTCATCGGAACTAGCTAAAAACTCTTTCAAGTTCATAGGTTCGTTCCATAGATTAACATATTCCTTATATCTTGCGTCGATTACTTTCATATCCTTCGTTACGGGGGTTTCTTCAACAAACAATTCTGAGTACACTTCGATTGGTATTCTATGGCGTACTGAAGTTTGGAAAAGATTCTCTACTGTATCTTGGGTTAGAGTGGTATTTTTAATACCACGAAGATGGCGTAAAGTTCTCTTTCTAAACTTCGACAGTGGCATGCTGTTGAAGGCGGTATCAAATTCATCGTCCGAGGTCATTGCTGCAAAAGCAGTAATAGGCTGAGTAAGAGTAAAAGTCATCATAGTATATCGAGTTCGCGTGTTGGTCAGTATCCGTTTTCCGTCAATTAAGACTTCTACGGGTAAAACTAGTACAAGCTAGGGTTCAAAGGGGCCGGGATGAGACGGCTACATCCAATTAATGAGAGGTATTTAATCAAAAGATTTTCCTTTGTCATTAACATTTCCTTTAAAGTTCCTAATTTGGCTATGAAATTACCCGCTCAGAGTTCTAG